AGCTTGAATAAGTGTTTTCAGTATTGGCTTTGTCAAATGTCTTAATACTAGCCACACTCACAATAGGCTGGCATGGTAGGTTAATAACCCCATAGCCACTTAAAACCGTGCCAATATGAGCATCAACAACGCCATTAACATACGCTAACCCACTATCAGCCGTGGGTTGTGTAAATCTATCAAGCGTTAATTCTAATACTGTGTTTATAAACTTTCGCCCACAATAACGCTCTATAGCGTCGGTTGCGGCCTGAATATAGATTGAAAGTAAGCTATCATCATCGCTTGTGTCAATTCTAGCATAAGTTTTTAAGCTAGATAAACTAACTGGATACTCGCTAGGGGCGGTGATAATAGCTAAACTTCTCATTACTTGCGGCCTTTTTTGGTTTCAATAACTTTGGTTTCCAAAACTGGCTCTAAATCGGCAGTTTCAATAACTTCAATAGCAACATTGTGCTTAATCAAATGCGTGGCAAATTCTGCCCCAGCTTCTAATTCTTGACCAGCTTTTACCTCTAGCAATTCTTTGCCGTCAGGTGAAACAGTCGTGTCTAGTAAAAACTTAACTTTCATAATAACCTCCATAAAGGAATTAGGGGGCAGTAATACCCCCTAACTTATATTAGGCCACAGGGGCTACATCAGCATGACCACGAACGGCTACAGCACCGATAGTGCCACCGCTAGTTACGCTAGTTGAAACTACTTGGATGCGAGCATAACGCTTTTCACCAACGTAGCCAACTTTTTTGGCTGTGTTGTCATCAGTAAGAGCAAAGCTTGGCTCTGTGCCTACAACGTCACTTGCAGCAGCGTCTGTAAAGGTTGAGTTGTCGTCAGATTCTTGAACGTTAATAGCATATGCGCCATCTGTCAAAGTGCCTGATTTAATTACAAACATTACAGCTTGATAGCCTTTAAGGTCAACGCCTGTGCCGTTTGTGGTTGTGTTTGAAGTAATAGCGGCTGTGTTAAGAGCGTTAGTTACATTCAAATCGCTTGCAATATCATATTTTGCCATTTTCTTATTTCCTTGTAAATTGAGTTAAAATAGGGCGGGTATTTCACCGCCCTAAATATGTCTTATGCTGTGACTACGCCCACCTTAATTGCGTCAAAATTTGTAACCGCGCCACCAACACGTTTAGTGCAGTAGAACTTAACAAAGCCTTTGCTTGTGTAAGGGTCACGCAACACGTTAAAGCCTACACGGTCAACGATAGTGTAACCTGAACCAAAGTCGCCATAAGCGATAGCTTTTGCGCTACCTGCTACAGCTTCCATGTCGTCACAGAAAATCACTTCTTTGCCTAACAACTGTAAGCCTTGTGTGCCGTCTTTAAGAACGGTTGTGCCAAAGTAGAAATTGTCGCTGCCTTTAAGTTGAGCAATTTTACCATAGGTTGAACGCTTCATTAAGAACTTGCCTGCGCCTTGATAGCCCTCTTTAAGGCTGGCTTGCAAGTCAAACAATTTATCAGCAACCAATGCGCCGCTTGTGCCAACGCTGATTTGCTCAATTTTGTTACGCTCATAAACGCCTGCGCTTGCCCAAGCTGCATAATCCAAAATACCTTTTGGTGCTGCAACGCCTGTGCCTGTCATAAAGGCTGTATTTTCTAAACGGCCTAGTTTGTCAGCAGCTTTGCCTTGTAACCATGATTCAACATTAACAAAACCATCTTGCAACATTTCAACAGTAGCCGAAACAAAGCATTGTGATTTATGGGCTGAGATTTCCAACAAGCCAATATCAGGTGTGTTGTTTTCGCTAGCAGTTGCGCCTTGGCCTACCCATGTTGCGCTTGCTTCGTTATCGTCAGCAATAACAGTCATACGGTCACTGCCAATGCTTACAACGTTAGCTACACGACGCAAAGGTGAAGTTTCAAAAATGCGTGTGGCCATAAAGTTAGCCATTTCAGGCAATACTAAATAACCGCCTTGAGCGTTGTTATCAGTAGCCATGCCACGGATTTCTAAACCTAAGTCGTTGGCTTTGAACTCACCTGCGCCATTACCACGCATATATGATTTTAAAGCTTCCATTGATTTAGCTTCAAGCTCGCTGCCTTTTTGCGTGCCGTCAATTTCGTTGCGTTGTAAAACAGCTTCTAATTGCTCATTTTTAGCTTTAATCACTTGGATTTGCTCTTGAGTGTTAGCTAAAGCATTAACCATTTTGTCATGCTTGGCTTGCCAATCGGCATCTTTGTTTTTTACGGTTTCAACTTCGCTTTTGATTTCTTGAGCAATCTTAGCAAGATTTTCGCCCAATAGTTTAATATCTTCCGACATTTTAATTTCCTTTTAAGGTTTGAATTGCTTTTTTGACCGCCTCTAGGGCTTCCAATTGGGCATCCCGCACAATGTCGGCATCTTTTGACTTAAAGCCAGTTGATGCTATAGATTTGGCCTCTTGTTTTGAATAACCTGCATCCCGCAGGAATTTTTCAAAGTCACGCACTGTTTGTGGCATGGCTTTAACTTGTGTAATGGTAGCGGCAGTATTGGCTGGGAAAGTTACAAGCGAAACTTCCACCAAATCAACATCGTGGATTAAACGCACACCATTATCTAAAACTTCGTCTTTGATTGTTCTAAAACCGATACTTAAACCTTTTAATGCGCCCTGTTTGGCCAAGGCATAATGCTCTTTTGCTTTTTGCACTTCAAGGTTAATTTCGCCCTCAAGGTATAGGCCACGGTCATCTTCATAGGCAACAGTCCATAACCCTGCAAGGTCATGTGAATTATGCTGAATAAGCATGGCTGGCATCTTTTTCATTAAGGTATTGCTAAATGCGCCTTTTTGCACAATATCGCCATAAGCGTCTTTATTGCCAAATACCGAACCATAACCGCTAATACGCCCAATGCCGTCCTTGGCTTCGTCAGCCTTAAATTCAGCATCAAATTGCAAAAACTTTAATTCCATTTTATAACCTCTTGTTTTTTAATATAATAACACAATTTAACTATTCGTCAATATCATAACCCATAACACAGCGACAGTTAATAACATTGCCTGCGCTTCCGTTAGGGTCGCCTGGTCTTTGCATACGCTCACCGCCAACGATAAACCAATCATCCATGCCCACAGTTTTACCAGCCATAACAGCGTGGTTTATGCGTGTGCGCTCGTCAAACACGGGTATCCACCGCTTTTTTACAGTCACCGCCACTTCACTAGCAATACGTCTAACATTGCGCTGGCTTGCATATAAAGCCGCTTGGTGCGTTTCTGTACGGGCTATAGTATCAGCACGATAAACGCTCAACCCCTTAGCCTGTAGCCCTGCTTTAATAACCTCGGTTATACTGTCACCACTTTGAAAGGCCGTTTTTAATAAGCGGTTAAGGTCATCAAAGGTTGTTTGACTGGTTTCTTGTGCTTTAATGCCGCCAAACTCGCTAATCCAGTCCATAAGGTAAATTGATATAAGCGAAAACTTAGCCTCTAAGGCAACAGGTGCTTGTTTTAACTTTAACGGCAGCATTTTAAGCCCAAACTTAATGCCCAATGCAATAGCTGGCTCATATTGCGCTTTGAATATATTGAGCATATTGTGCTTATGCACGGCCAGTTTGTCTTGGCTTAGGCTGCGGTTATTTTTAAAATATTCTAATTGATCATCAATAAAGCGGTTTTTCTCTTGCACTATAGCCTTGCGAAAACTAGGCACAAGCTTTTGTATTGCCTTGTCAAACGCGAGAGCCGTGCTATCCATTAAATAAACCTGTTGCTTGGTGAATCTCTTCAGGCGTAAAACCCTTGGCCGCTAGGCTTGTTGCAACATCTTGTGTAGGTTGAGCTTCTATATGCTCATACCCCAAAGCATCACGGGCTTCATTCACAGTCACAATGCCAGCCGCCACTAATTCAATAAAGCGTTTGCTCTTAATGGCTCGCTGTTCTTCAATACTTGGGATTGAATCTTTATCATAGGCCAGCACATAGCCATCGCCATATGCAGGCAGTAACCAGTTGCCAAACGATTCAAGAAACTCATTCAGCAAAGGTAAGCAAGTGTCATTCCACAACATAGATTTAGCGTTGCTCATGTTATTGTATGAGCTTGCGTCGTTATCAATCAAAGGCAATGGCACACCCAGCACTTGGGCAATATATTTTGAGCTTTCACGCATGATATTTAAGAAATCCATATCACGGGCGGTTTGGCTTAATTGTTGGAAATCTGCACCGTCGGTTAATGCTGGCACATCGCCTGCATTACCTGAGCCTTGAAATGCAAGTTTGAAATACTCACGCATACGGTTAATGGTTTCTTTATCAGGCACACCGCTAAACTTTAATAAACCACTGGGGCGGGCTGAATTGCGCAATAAACTGTAATTCCATTTAAGGCCAGCGTTGTGTAAGTCGGCGGCCATAGCGGCTGCTTGTAACTTTGACATACCGATAAATGGGTCATTTGGGTTATAGGTTTTTAAGTGAAAAACTTGTGAGCGGCCTGTGATTAAATCTACAGGGAACTTGCGCTCTTGTGGTGTTTTGGCGCAATACACATAAGCGGCAGGCATGCCACCTTTACCAGCGATAACCGACATTTTATCGGGGGGCAATATCCACAATTCAGTTGGTGCGCCTTTATCTTTATTGCTAACAATGTATGCGTTGCCTGTGATTTGATAGTCGGTTAAAAATTGGCGTATGAATTGCGGCCATGCCTGCAAAGGGTTAGGCTTGTTAATTAAATCAACAAAAAAATAAAAATACCCAAACCTTGCAATCAAGAAAAATTTAGCCGGTCTTATTTTGTTCACACATTGGAAATCGGAGATAGTTTTTTATGTAATAACGAATCTGAAAGGAACGCTTATTGCAAAGCCGCCCGTAGAAAGAAAAAAATAAAGCTTACTTGCCGTAAAGAAAAGGATACTGGCAAAATTAGAATTTGGCGCGTTGAGTAAATATTAACCATTCCCAAGCTATAATAATTCCATGCGCCCACACGTCCGCCAGCTTTATTTTGAACACGCCTTGCTTGACTTGGCTGTAACCGTTGGCGATACCTTAGGCGAATGTACCCGTGACCATGCCATTGCTCGTAACGCTGCCCTCATGGAATTATTTACCCAGCTTGACCCTTGGCAAGATTTATAGCTTGACAGCCCCCTCCCGATTCGCTACCTTAACCCTGCCACCTAGCTTTTCTTCCAATCGGCTAGGTGGTTTTATCTCATAGATTGGAAATTAAGATTGGAAGCTTAAACATGATTAATCAAAAATTCAGAATAGCCGAGCTACTAAACGGCAAATCTCTAACGGCCCCACAAATCGGCGCTGCCCTTGGTATGTCACCCAGCGTTGCAGCTAACCATATGCTTGAGCTATTCTCAGAGAAAAAAGTAAAACGCAAGCGCGTGGGCAACAGCTTTGTTTATTTCGAGCCGTCCCTAAGCATACGCCAACTCATAACCGAGGCCGTCACTAAACGCTCGCAATTCACCACTTCAAACATTGCCCATGACCTTGGCCTAACGGTAAATCAAGTAACCTCCGCCATGCACGACATCGAAAAGCGCGGTGTTATCGAAAGAGTTTCTAACCAATCAGTTATCATTTGGCGCATTGCCCAGCCTAAAAACCAAGAGGCGGAAGAGTTAAAAGCACTCCTTGCACAAGTCAAGCAATACGCCCACAACTGCCAACGTGAAATCTCCGACACCCCATATTCTCACTTGCACCAAAAGCAAGTCTTTGCTAAACTAGCTAAAATTCTTGATATGAGAGGCGTGTAATGTTT